CAGCCTCAACTCCGAGGCACAACAAGATATATACAAACTTATTGAAGAGAAAAAGCTGCTCGCCGATTTCCTGGCCGAGCGGAAGAAGCGAGGGAATGGAGAATAGTGAATATTGAATCAGGAAAACCACTTCTCGCCATGCTGATGAGCGTCATGGCCGCATTTACAGCGTCCGCCGCCGAATACTATGGCCCATACACAGCAGACGTGGTGCGCATCATCGATGGCGACACTGTTGTATTGAAGGTCCACGCATGGCCTGGTCTAACCCAGAAAATAAGCCTCAGACTTGATGGCGTGAATACGCCCGAGAAACGCCGCGCGCCGGAATGTGAAAAAATACAGGGGCGAAAAGCCACTGCGTTTACCAAAGCCTTCATCGGATCCGCGCAGGCTGTCCGCATATCCGACGTTCACCTGGGCAAGTTTGCAGGCAGGGCATTGGGCAAGATCACCGTGCCAGGCAAAGGTGATCTGGGTGCCGCTCTCCTGCAGGCAGGTCTGGCCAGGGAATATCACGGTGGCCATCGCGATCCGTGGTGTGTGGATTAAGAATTGAAGATTTAAACTAAGTTTGGCTCCCCAATTTTTGGGGGCGAGGATAAAATCAAGGCATGTCTCCCAACCTGCCTTTCAGGTATTGAATCTCGCACCGTTGCTTCTGTATGATCTCATGAGCATCAAGCGTGTTTTTATGCTCCTCAAGGTAATGCACCCAGACCTCGTCGCTGTGTGTTTTATCTGACTTCTCCGAGGCCCTGGCTAGAAACAGCAGATACAGAATCATGGTTAGTACAACCATCGTTAAATCCATTTTATATTTCCCGTGATGGCCAGCAAGGCAGTGTAGCATGTAAGCACTATAAAGATGATGTGATCTGTGTTCTCATGGGTTATGGTGAATAAACCCTGCCCGATGACAAAGCCGATACACAACACAGCAGCAGGTAAATCAATAACAGGCTTCATGGCGACCTCGCAATTTGATTGACTAGACTATTGATACCTGCTTATTCTATGGTTTGCCACAGACATATCCCGCAGGAAGTAATTCCGGCGGGATTCTTTTTTTAATGCTCCAGTGTGCGCCTTGTGGGTGATGCCGGAGCCTGGCGAAAGCCGGGCTCCACTCCATCCACAGAAATACACTGGAGGAGCACGCCCATGCGAACCATTCAAGCATTACTCAGCCCGGCCAATCTTGTGGCCATTCTCGCTATCCCCGAAGCGCGCGCCGAAAAGTGGGCTCCCCTGCTGGCACGGGCATGCGCATGTTTCGAGATTCAATCGCCATTGCAGATCGCCGCTTTTATCGCTCAGGTTGGCCATGAATCCGGGCGATTGCATTATGTGAAAGAGATATGGGGGCCGATGCCCTGGCAGGAAAAATATGAAGGCCGCAAGGATCTGGGTAACACACAGACCGGTGATGGCAAACGCTATATGGGGCGTGGGCTGATACAGATTACGGGACGCGACAATTATCAACAGGCTAGTCATGCACTGGGCATTGATTTTGTTGATGCCCCTTATTTGCTGGAGCAGCCGGGCATTGCTGCACTGTCGGCAGCGTGGTTCTGGGATGCTCATCACCTCAATGAGCTGGCTGATACCGGCGATATGCGTCATATCACACGCGTGATCAATGGCGGCTATAACGGACTGGAAGAGCGTATGAAAATTTATGCTGAAGCACTGGAGGTGTTGAGCGATGAATCTTGATATTGCAATCATACTTTTATTACTGGCATTTATCGGCGGGTTTCTGGTCGGCGGCAAGTGGAAGGCCAGGCTATTGATCAAGGCGATGGAGCTTGAGTTATCAGCCAAGGCCAAGCTGGACGCGATCAGGAAGTATCTGTAATGCTGCCATTCATCGGTCCGCTGCTGGGCATTGGAGAAAAACTGCTCGATAAGCTCTGGCCTGACCCGGAGAAAGCGGCCAGAGCCAAGGTTGAATTGATGAAGATGGCTGCAAAAGGCGAGCTGGATGATATGCAGGTGCATATGCAGGCGATTGTGGCCGAGGCAAAATCGGAGCATACCATCACCGCCACATGGCGACCGATCACCATGCTGGTGTTCGTGGCCATCATCGCCAACAACTACATCCTGGCACCGTATATCAATCTGTTTTTTGATGTGAATGTGACACTGCCTCTGCCGCCGCAAATGTGGGATTTACTCAAAATCGGGTTGGGTGGTTATGTGGTCGGTCGTTCCGTAGAGAAAGCCGCCAGGGCATTTTCCGGCAAGGGCGGGGGTAAATAATGGCAGATATCGCCGATCTGGCAGAAATACGCGAGTCCAAGCAACGACAAGATGCGATTGAGCGAATCACGCGCCGCAAGCAGGAGACGCCGCTGGTGAATTCGGATGGTCAACGATTGTGCCGGGATTGTGAAGAAGTGATTGTGCTGGCGCGCCTGGTTGCTGTACCGCACGCCGTGCGCTGCGTGCCGTGCCAGCAGGCGATGGAGGGGTGATGATCAACTACGAAGCGGCCCAGTTCTGGCTGAATATCGTGCTCTACATCCTGCTGTTTCTACAATGGCTGTATGTATGGCGCAGCAATAAAGACAAGGCAACAAAGAACCAGCTTGAAAATCAGGCGATACAGATTGTTACACTCGATCAGCGCATTAAGAACGCAATCGGGCATCCCGAGCTGAAGCCAATCTATGAACGAATGAACAGCATGGATTCCAGGCTCTCGGAGATTAAGGGGAAAATGCACACACTGGATCTGATCCACGAAATGCTACTAAATGAGGGGGGACAAAAATGAGCCTGGCAGACATTGAACGGGAGCATCGACGCCTGGTTATTGCCCGGGCACTGGCCGATGATCCGGACTACTCCATCAATCACTATGTGCTGCATGGCCTGCTGTCCGAATTCGGACACAGCGTATCGGCCGATGTGGTGAGTGCAGATATCGCCTGGCTGGAAGAACAGGGATTAATCACCACAGAGCAGGCTGGTGCGGGAATGATTGTAGCCAAAGCTACTCAACGCGGTGTGGATGTTGGTATGGGGAGGGCTCGCCACCCGGGCGTGGCTCGCCCGAGGCCGGGGGAATAATGGCGCCACCATCCAAGATATCACAGCTACCGCAGGATTTGCGTGATGAGCTGATTGACCGCATCCGTGAATCCGGCCATAGCGATTATGATGGCCATCACCGCTGGCTGGTGGCTCAAATCAAAGAGCGCGGCATTGAGCTGGATGAACCGATCAGCCGCTCAGCCATTGCCCGGCTTGGCAAGCGGCAGAAGTCGATATCGGTGCGCATGCAGGAAATCCGGGCAATGGAAAAAGAATTTGCCAGCGACCCCGTACACACCAACCGCACCACCAACGCCATGCTTCAGATGCTCGCCTACACCAAAACACGCGATGCCTACAACGGCACCATCGAAATGGATGAGGATATGCTCAACAGCATGGCGCTCACGATCGGCCGGCTGGAGAAGGCTGCGGCCATCAATGAAGATCGTGAGCGCGATATCCGCGAAGATGAGCGCCGCCGTGCCAGGGAAGAAGCTGCCGAGAAAGCCGGCGACGTGGCTGCGCAGGCTGGCGTTTCGCCTGAGACGGTTGAGCGGATCCGGCGCGATGTTCTGGGCATGGGGTAGTCATGGGTCGCGCCCAATGCATCCCTGCCAATCCCGACGCGATATTTCTCCCCTATCAGGAAAAATGGATCAAGGATCAGTCGCGGCTGAAGTTGATGGAGAAATCCCGTCAGATCGGTTTATCATGGAGTACTGCCTATCCGTTGGTTGAACGGGTGTCTGTAGCCGGTGCCAAATGGGATATGTGGGTTTCTTCCCGCGATGAGATTCAAGCCAAGCTATTTCTGATGGATTGCAAGATGTGGGCGAAGGCATTTGGTGCCGCCGCCCAGGATATGGGTGAAGTGGTGCTGGATGAAAAGCATAACTTGTCTGCCCAGGTGTTGCGCCTTGCATCAGGCCGCTGCATTTATTCCATGAGCTCCAACCCGGATGCACAGGCGGGCAAGCGCGGCGGGCGCGTGCTGGATGAATTCGCGCTCGGACGGGATCCGCGTCAGATGTGGAGCATTGCCTATCCTGGCCTGACATGGGGCGGCCAGATGGAGGTGATCTCAACCCATCGCGGCAGCAAAAACTTTTTCAATGAGCTGATTATCGAGGCCAGAGAGAAAGGTAATCCCAAAAACCTCAGTCTGCACAGGGTGACGCTGCAGGATGCGCTCGATCAGGGCTTTCTCTACAAGCTGCAGCAGGCGCTGCCTCGTGACGCCGAGCAGCAGGATATGGATGAGGCGGACTATTTCGACTTCATCAAGGGTGGCTGCGCCGATGATGAATCGTTTCAGCAGGAATATATGTGCATCCCCGGTGATGATGACGGGGCGTTCCTGGAATACGACCTGATTGCATCCTGCGAATACAATGCCGGCGAGCCCTGGGAAATCGATTACGATGAATTTGTCAGCACTGCATCGAAGCGGCAGTTCTATGCCGGGCTGGATATCGGGCGCACCAGCGATTTAACCGTGCTGTGGATAATTGAGAAGATGGGCGATGTATTCTACACGCGCAAGATCATCACGCTGAAAAAGATGAGCAAGCCGGATCAAGAGAAGGTGCTGTGGCCGTGGATTGAGCATTGCCGCCGCACTGATTTCGACTATACCGGCTTAGGCATCGGATGGGGCGATGATGCCCAGGCGAAATTTGGCGAGCATCGCGTGGAGCTGGTGACCTTCACCGGGTCGGTAAAAGAAGCAATGGCCTATCCGGTGCGTGGGCGCATGGAGGATAAGAAGCTGCGCCTGCCCTACGACCCGGTTGTGCGCGCTGATCTTCGGGCCGTCACCAAGACGGTCACAGCGGCAGGCAACATCAGATTCATGGCCGAACGCACCACCAATGGCCATGCCGACAGGTTCTGGGCGCTGGCACTGGCTTGTGAGGCAGCAAGTACTCCTGTAAGCGAAATCGGCTGGGAGGCAGTGCCATCGAAAGCATTGCGCTGGAGTGAAGAGCAATCAGACGATGATGATTATAGTTATGAAGGAGCTGGCGCATGGTAAAAATATTGGATCATCGTGGCAATGAAGTCAGCAGTGATATGCTGCAAGAGGCGCAAACTGAACAGATGGATTCGCAAGTGGCCACGCTTTATCGTGAGTTCGCAGATCATCCTTCGCGCGGCCTCTCTCCAAGCAAGCTGGCCTCGATCCTGCTCGAAGCTGAACACGGCAACATCAAGGCGCAATGTGAATTGTATGAGGATATGGAAGAGAAGGATGCCCATATCTTTGCGGAGCTCTCCAAGCGCAAGCGCGCCCTGTTGGGGCTGGACTGGAGCATCACGGCGCCGCGCAATGCTTCGGCGGCTGAAGAGAAGAGTGCTGAATACCTCACCGAGATGGTGAATGATATCGATAATTTTGAAGATGTGCTGTTTGATATGGCCGATGGTATCGGCAAAGGCTTTAGCCATCTGGAATATGAGTGGGAGCTGATGGGCAAGGAATGGCTGCCCAAAGAGATCAATCACAGGCCTCCTGCCTGGTTTATGCTGCATCCGGAGAATCAGAATGAACTCCGCCTGCGTGATCTCTCTGGCTTTGGTGCCGAGCTGCAACCCTTCGGCTGGATTCAGCACATCCACAAGGCCAAATCGGGCTATATCGCCAGAGCCGGTCTGTTTCGCATTCTGGCCTGGCCATTCCTGTTCAAGAATTTCAGCGTGCGCGATCTAGCTGAGTTTCTGGAGATATATGGCTTGCCCATGCGGCTTGGCAAATATGCAACCGGTGCCACCAAAAAGGATAAGGCAACGCTGCTACGCGCCGTTACACAGATTGGCCATGCCGCTGCGGGCATTATCCCGGAATCAATGGCGATTGAATTTGAGGAAGCGGCGAAGGGCGGCGCGGATCCGTATCAAGCCATGATGGAATGGTGTGAAAGCTCCCAGTCGAAAGCGATCCTGGGCGGCACGCTGACCACCACGGCTGGCGCGACAGGTTTAGGCTCCGGGCTGGCCGACGTCCACAATGAAGTGCGCCATGATCTGCTGGTCTCCGATGCCCGCCAGATTGCCGGCACGCTGACGCGCGATCTGGTTTATCCGCTCTGTGCTCTGAACGGCATCAGGATTGAAAACCGCCGCCGCATGTTCCGTTTCGGCTTCGATACCAAAGAAGAAGAGGATATGGCAACCTTTGCCAAGGCATTGCCGGATCTGGTGCAGGCAGGCGTGCAGGTGCCGGTGAATTATCCGAATGAGAAATTGGGCATCCCGATCCCCGATGAGGGGGAAGCCGTGCTGGTGATGGGGGCAGTTATGCCTGCACCAACACCACCCGGTGAACCCAAGGCTGCCCTGAAGCAGGCCCCCCCACCCGTAGATGCTGTGGATGGACTCACCGATCAATTGGCAAAAGAAGCTGCCCCGATTACCGATGCCATGATCGGCCAGGTGCGCGGGCTGCTTGATGAGGTAGCTGATCTCTCCGAATTCGCCGATCGGCTGCCGGGGCTGCTGGGCGAGATGGATACGGACAGGATAACCGAAGTGATGGCCAGGGCGTTTGCTGTGGCAGATCTGACCGGACAATATGAGGTGAGCCGTGGGGAGTGAATGGGCAGAATCGCCGGTAAGGCGTTTTTGCATGCGCCCGGCCACCATCACGCCCGCTTTTTCTTTCACCCGCCTTATCAACGTTTATAAACATGTTATGGAGCACGTCTGATGGCTGTGAAATACGGCTCGTTGCCATTTGATGCCCAGATTGCCTTCTTTCGCAAGAAACTGGCACTCTCCACCCGTTCCTGGGCGGATATCGTGCACGGCCATCATGATCACGCTTTCGTTGTGGCCGGAGCCAATCGTCAGGCGTTGGTGGAAGATTTTCAGGTATCCGTGCAGCAGGCGATTGAGAATGGCACCACACTGGCCGCGTTCCGCAAAGATTTCGACAGGATTGTAGCCGAACACGGCTGGGAGTATAACGGCACACGCGGCTGGCGATCACGCGTGATTTATGAAACAAATCTACGCACCAGCTATCAGGCAGGCCGATACACCCAGCTGCAGACAATGGACTTCTGGCAATATCATCATTCGCCCGCTTCCGAAAATGCCCGTCAGCAGCATCTGCAGTGGGATGGCCTGATTCTGGCCAAAGATGATCCATTCTGGGATACAAACTACCCGCCCAACGGCTTTGGTTGCAAATGCACCGTGACCGGGCACAGCAAGGCCACCATGCAGCGCAAGGGATTGAAGCCATCCAAATCACCGAAGCTGAAGATGCGCACCGTGGAGATCGGTACACGTGGCCCGAGCCCGCGCAAGGTGCAGGCACCGGACGGTGTTGGCCCCGGCTGGGCTTATGCGCCGGGAAGGGATGCATGGATACATGCACATGCGCTCCCGCCGATCAATTTGCCGAATGGCTTTTCCGCCCTTCCGAGAATCCCAAACATCCCGGCCCACGATCTGATGCCGGCACCGCGTGAATTTTCAGCCAGCAAGATTTTGCCTGCTATGAAAGTAGGGGATGACGAGAAATACGCGAATGCTTTCCTCAATCAGTTTGGTGCAGCCGTTGGCAAGGAGGCTGTGTTTAAGGATGTGGCCGGAGAGGCGATCGTAGTATCGGATGCGCTGTTCAAGGATTTTCGCGGGGAGTGGAAGATTAACAAAGAGCCGCTGCGCTCAACTCAGTTGAATATGCTGGCCGAGACAATCCGGGATCCGGATGAAGTATGGGCATGGATGGATTGGAATAATCTGCGACACAAGGCTGTCGCCTATCGCGTCTATTTATCCAGGTATCATGTGAATGGAAAGGAGGCGCTGGCATTGGTGGTGATGGAGCGAGGAGCCGGGTGGGCCGGCGTTACGGCCCACACATCAAAAAGCGTCAGTGAATTGAGTGCGAAGGTGGAAAAAAACAGGCGAGGCGTCAGGTTGTATAAGCGGAGGGAATAGAAAGGCCGCGTCTTCAGCGCGACCTTCCCGCTCTGTGTGATCACTGCCCGGCCTAAAGAGCCTATGCACACAATGAGCATATCCAGACTGCATTATAGGAGAAAATCATGGCTGGCGCAAGCATTATCAACATCACCTGGGACGATAAAGAGGTAAAGGCCCGGCTGAAGCGGCTGGCGAAGCTGGCCGGGGATATCTCGCCGGCACTTGCAGAGATCGGCGAACACCTGACCCGCTCGCACCGGCAGCGCTTTGCCGATGGCGTGGATCCGGAAGGCAACGCCTGGGAGTTGCTGGCCGAGAGCACGCTGGCGCGGAAAAAGAAAAATGCCGACAAGATACTGATTGAGCATGGCGGGTTGATGGATTCACTGCACTACAATGCCGATGCGCACAGTCTGGAATTCGGCACCAACCTGATCTACGGCGCAACCCACCAGTTCGGTTCGGAGGATGGCGATATCCCGGCTCGCCCGTTCCTGGGCATTTCAGAGGATGATCAGCGTGAGATCGTGCAGATCATCGATGATCATATTCTGGCAGGAGTTGTAAAACTATGAAACGACATGTTGTGTGGAGAGCTGTAGCCGTGATTGTGATTGTTGAACTGGGGGCAATGGCGCACTTTATACAGGCATGGTGGTTGGCATGACAGCAATAACGATTAGTGCCAGCACTAACTGGAGTGCAGCAGGCATTACTGCTGTTGACGATGTGACTGTCAATGCCGGTTTTACACTGACGCTTGATGCTATCGGCGCATGCAACTCTATGACAGTCAATGGCACTCTATATGCGTCACGGACAGTATCATCCGCTTTGTCATGTACGGGCAACATAACATTCAATGATGGTTCTATTCTGGATTACGGTACTGCCGCCTCCCCGCTGCCGGCAGGCATCACCGCAAAACTGGATTGTGTATGCGCTTCGGATAATCAGTTTGCCATTACATTCAACCCGTTGTCGGAAATATATTGTCAGGCAGTAGATGAGCGCCTGCAATACACAACATTAACGGCAGATACCGCAGCGGGTACTAACATTATCAATGTAGCCGCAGCTACAGGCTGGCAGGTAGGCGATAGACTGGTATTCGAGACAGCGGCGATAGCTGGTACAGACGCAGCCCCATTTAGCACGACTATTCAATCTATTGCAGGATTACAAGTTACACTGGCCGCAAATGCCCCTGTATTGTTAGACGGTACTACAACTCCAATATATGTAGCCAATGTGGAAATGCCTATTTGGTTTGGATCATCAGGGGCGGGCAGGTGTAAGTTTTACATCAGCCGAAATTCTGGCGCAGCTTTACCTGATAAGACTGCACTGAAATCCATGATAGTTGAGAACTCAGGTATCAATTCATTTGGCTCCTATGGTGGCATATCCATGCAGGGATATGCTAATAAAGGTACAGACTCCGCAGCATATAATGTAATTATAGGAAACATAACATTCTTTAACTGTAATCG